GTGAAATAGTTTTGAGAGCAGAAAGCGAATGTAAAATAGCTGGTTTAATGCCATTTGCTGAAACATTTTTCGCAGTCTGTAACAGTATAACGTATGCAGTAGGTTCAAAAACGTTATATTCAAATATATACCTACAAATGTTAAAATATTATGTATCATTATATGATGGTGAATTTTTTCGTGAAACAAATGGTCGGGTTCAACGAGTTGAATTTGATGCAATGGGCTCAAAGAGATGTTTAATACTTCTAAATTGTGCAAGATATACGTTAATGAATGTTATGCCAGATGAAGTACTATTAGAACAGTGTTTGTATCTTTTTGAAAATCCATATGTTAATAGTGATATATTAAAAAATGCAGTTACAGTATTAAAAATGTCAATGTGTTGGAATTCAAAGGGTAAATCAATTTATTGGTTAAATGTCAGTTTAGATGAACAATCACCATCATTAAATAAATTTGAAATGCATGATATACCAAAAGATGTAGATAAAGTATTTTATGAATATTCACTACCAGAAATAACAAAAGGGTTTAAATTATTAGAAAAAGAGAAGTTATTTGAAACAGCTAAGTGGTATAAAAAATTATTTAGTATTAAATTTGATCCAGTTGAGACAAAAGATATGGGACAACTTAAAATGGCTATTGCACCAAATGGTATAGTCGGTTTCATACGAGGTAATCATGACATTTGTCATTCTGAACAATTAGATAAATATGATAGTACATCATTTAATCCTGAAACACAGACAATACATACTGATATTTATAATGAATATTATGATGCATTAACTGATGTTTTTAATTCAAAGAAACTTGATATATCAGAGAAACACTATTTAGCAAATGTCTTTAAAGTATTAACTAATAAATCAGCAGGAGGAGGACAGAAAGTTACTTTATATGCAGAATTGAAATTAGGTAAGATGATTAAAATGCAAAAAATAGTAAATGCTTCAAAATACTTTGTATTCTATTGTAGACCAGCATCAATGTTTGATCCAAGTAGTGTACATAAAGGAAGTGAAGAAAAACCATGGCATACTGGAAATAGAGATGTGGTTGGAAAGAAAAGTAGAGCAATATTTGCTAATCCAATGCAATTCATATTGAAAGAATGGTTGTTATGGTATTATCTAGCGTTGTACCAAATGGTAAAATCACCAGATTTCTATAACACACCTAAATATAAGTCAGGTTTCATTGGTTCATCAAGTGATTTTACATTAGGAACAGAAAGAGGTAATAACTTAACTGATCATGCAAAGGGTGCGATATCAACAGGTAACTTAAAAGATGGTACAATTTCCATGGCAGCAGATTTTACTCAATTTGATGCATCATCAAGAATGAAAAATACAAAATATCCATATCTAAAAGCAGTTAGAGATTTCTTGTTGAAAATAGGTGTAATACAAATGAAAGGAGAAACAAAATTTGATTGGGACATGACTGGGGAAGAAATGGTTAAAGGACTTGAAGGTGATGGAATTATTGGGAATAAGTTTTTAGGATTTTATGATAATATATGGAGATTTTTTGTGGATAACGAAATGCTAGTATTTAATGCAGTATACAAATTTGGTAAAGAAGGAATAAGAACAGTGGATCAGTTATCATCAGGTGAATTAAAAACATTAAATTATCATAATTTTACAAATAGAGCAAATTTTAGAGGAATAATGAGGGCAGTGAATGAGAGTAAAGTAATACGTGATTGTTTCTCTTTCTTATGTGTTATGTTTCAAGGTGATGATTCAAATTCATTTTGGAGATTAAATCTTCAAAATTATAATATAGATGTTCATTCTGCTATAATTGAAACTTATGCAAGAATATCAAGTGCAAATGGATTTGACATTAATAAGTATAAAACAATATTGAGAAGGACACTGTATGAATATTTGAAAAAACCATTTATGTTAGGATATAATTTACCAATCATATCACAAATGCAAGAAACAAATTCAGAAAACATAATGAATGCTCAAAGTGCATTTGAAAAAGTTACGGCAGTGAATAACTTTATTGGGAAATTCGCATCAAGGGGTGGTAATTTAGACTATTTAGATGGTTGGATGTTATCACAATTTGTACACGAAAGAGTAGTTAAGATATCAAACTTAATAAGAAAGGATTTTGGACAGAAAGAGGAAGTGACAAGGTTATTTATATTACCAGCCGCTTCATATTTTACTCCTTTATCAATGAAAGGAATGGGGTGTTATCCAGGAATGATATTAGTACCAAATAAAGATGCATTATTATTAAGGAGAGGAATAATTAATAGGGAATTAGGTGTAATGATGACAATAGTAGAAAGAATGGTAAGTGCAAAAAAGAATGAAATAGTGGAAAAGTTAGTCTCAAGTATAAAAAACGGAAAGACTTATAAATTTGTAAATGGTAAATATGTTAAAGATAAAGTATCAGGAAATTATACAAATTTTATTAAGCAACATGTTTTACAAGGTTTAGTAGCAAAGGCATCAAAGTTAGCAGTTGAACAGTTAGAGCTACAAGGTATCAATGTTGGAAAAATGAAATACACAGCAACAGCAGAAAGAATTGAAGAAAAATTGTTAAAATCAAACCCATCAATATCTGATATATCAAAAATTGGAATCATGTTCGAAAATAGATCAATGTTGAATGCAGTAGAAGAGATGGAAAAGAATTTTGATGTTGAAAAATTTCAAATGGCAAATGATATTGAGGATTCATTATGGATGAAAGAGTTAAAAATAGAATTTAAAGAGGAATTAAAGAGTGCAGTGCCTGCATGTCCTATTATTGGACTTGATCCATTATTAAGAAACGTAGTAATGTCAGTTGGTATTAATTGTGGTAAACAACAATTGTATGCTGCAACTGATAGATTAACTACTCTAATTGCAACTGATAAGACAATACCAAAAGATATTAGAATTGAAGATATAGTTAGTTTTTTATCATCACCAAGAGTGGCGCTAGTCGATGATAATATAATAAATTTTATAGTTGCCATTGGAGGTTCATTAGAAACAGGTTTAGCCATCGTGGATTTAATTAAAAGTGGAGAAGGAGATAGATACAAAAGGAGACAATTATTTAAGAATGTTAGTATAGGTGATGATATTAGTCCTATCTTAGATAGAATATATTTTGACGAAAATATATGTGAATTAACAACAAATTTAAGCTTAGACTTAGATTGTTACATACGTGATATAACTTTTCTATTATATTTAGAAAATTGTTATATAAATAAAGAATTTAAATCAGTGAAAGTACTTATGAATGATGAATCTCGAAAAAGATTTCTTGTTGATTTCTTAAAATTTAAGAAATCACCAAATATTGAAGATCAAAATCTTTTAGGAGAAATAGATATAGAATAGAAGTGGGAATTAAATTTCTATAATCAAATGATTCATA